TTGTCACTGGCACAGTCGTTGGGGCTGTTACGGTTTATGCGACTCTGGCTGAGGCAATCGCGACGGCTCTCGCCCCAACGATAACGGGGGGGGCATTAGTCAGCGGCGAGGTTGCCGAAGCCGACGCTGCGGCGCTTGTGCCGATCGTTACTGGCGGAGCCACGGTCGCTGGAGTCTTGGCTGAAGCTATCGCCGCCGCATTGACACCGACAATCACGGGTGGAGCACTCATATCGGCGGCAACAGCCCAGGCACTGGCGGAGGCATTGGCGCCGCGTATCCTGACGCTGTTTATCCAGTTGACTTTGGATAGCCGCAGCACCGATCTAACCCTAGAGTCCCGCTCGGTGGCATTGACGTTGGAGGAACGCAGCACCGCCCTAACCTTGGAATCTCGCTCATTTGCCTTGACATTGGAGCCGCGATCATTCGCATTGACGCTGCCCACGAGGGAATAGCGTGAAACTACAAATAATCGAAACGGGCCTCAAACAAGGTGCAGACGAAGAGATAGCCTATACGCTCACCACCACGCCATGGGGAGATAGCCCATCGAGCGTATCGGTGACGGCCTACGATATGTCGGACTCGTTTGCAGTCGTGACCGATGACATATTGGAGGGCGACCCTAGCTCCGACACCACCAGCATCACAACGCCCGTGGTGCTCGATCTGGTGGCGGGCCACAAGTATCGCATCGAAATCATGTTCACGACGGGCGGCAACATTCTCGAATGTTATTTTGAGTTGGAGGCAATGCGCTAATGGCTTTCACCTATCTGGGCGACCTGAGCACGACACGCGACCAAGTCCGTTTCTACCTCCAAGATACGGTAGAGAACAGCGGCCCCAGACCTTCCGATGTCAATTTCAGTGATGCGGAGATTGACGGGCTGCTGACCTTGGCGGGTTCCTGGCAGAGAGCGGTCGCGGCTGGTTTCGAGACGCTTGCCTCCTCCTGGCGCAGATACCCCGATTTCAAGGCCGATGGTCTGAGCCTTTCAAGGAGCGACATTGCCGATGGCTACGCCAAGCAAGCACTGGAATGGCGTCGGCGATATGGGTACGGGACCACGGCAGGTAGCCGCGCAGTCACGAGGCAGGACGGCTACAGCGACGATATTGATAGCGTCGAAGACTAGCGCGGGCTGGGTGGGCCAGAGTTCCTCCTTTGCTCAGCTCATCTGGCCCGCGCACAAAAGGAGAAATCATGCGGATAATGTTTGTGAGTGCGGCGTTCTGGTGCCATTCGGGTTACGGCAAGGCGACGCGCAATGTGCTGCCGCGCTTGTCTCGATTGGGACACGATGTGGCTTTGGCCTGCTATTACGGCCATCGGGGATCGATAACCGACACCCTGGTAGACGGCGAGCCCGTGAGGCTCTATCCGCCGGCCAGACAAGCCTATTTCAACGACATCATCGAGAAGCACGCAGCACATTTCAAGGCGGACGTGGTAGTTTCACTTGTTGATGTCTGGGTGCTGAAAGACTGGGGTAGGCGCGGCTTTCTGTGGTCTCCCTGGATGCCGCTGGATACAGAGCCGATCCCCACACAGGTTCTCGATTCTCTAGATGGATGCTTCCGGCCGCTTTGCTTCTCACGCTGGGGAGTGGAGCAACTGAACGGGGCGGGGTGGCCCACGGCCAAATACATTCCGTTGGGGGTCGATCTTGAGGTTTACAAGCCCCGCGATCAGGCCGAGATGAGGCTGAAGACCGGCCTGGTTGAGGAAGGCATGATAATCGGCATGGTCGGGGCCAACTCATCGTATCCTTCTCGCAAGTCTTTTGCAGAGATGTTGTCGGCTTGGTCTCGTTGGGTCGATTCGGGCGGACAGGGAATCTTGTACATACACACGACAATCACACCCAAGACTCAGATTGGCATTGATCTAGAGAGGATTTTGGAGACCCTGCGCCTTGACTGGTCAACGCTTGACGATCCCGACTACAAACGGCGTCAGCGAGCGCGAGTGCTTTTCCCGGCCCAATATCGCATGTGGGGTGGCTCTTATAATGATGAGAGTCTGGCGGAAATATATAGCGCACTGGACGTGCTCTTTATGCCTTCGCAATCAGAGGGATTTGGGGTGCCGCTTCTGGAAGCACAGGCGTGCGGCGTGCCCGTAGTTACAACCAACTTCTCGGCAATGCCCGAAATAACCTTCGCGGGCAAATGTCTGCCGATCGTTCAGAGAGCTTGGTCTGACATGGGTATCTGGCGAGGATTGGCGGGAGTGAGCGATCTGGTGGAGGCTATCGAATGGGCAGAGGGAATCCACGAGCATCCCGATCCGGCTCTATCGGAACGGGCACGCAATGGGGCTAAGGACTTTGCTTGGGACCGGATAACGGAAGACTACTGGGTGCCATTCCTGGAGGAATTGGCATGATAGGAGTAGTGATCCCAACACTCGATACGCAAAAGGGCGAAACCTTAGCGCGGGTCGCCAAGGCAACCGCCGGATGCGAGGCCCACTTTGTGGTCATAACTGATCGAGAGCGCGCAGGATTCACTCGCATAGTGAATCGGGGAATGCAAGCAGTGGGCCAGATAGAGACATGCCTGCTGAACGATGACATTTCAGGCTTCCGCCAGGGTTGGTTGGCTGATTTGCACTCTCGACTCGCCCATTCCCCCGACATCGGACTCATCGGGCCAGGACCGGGACGCGGCTATTGGCTCAGAACGCCAGAGACTTGGCCTCGCCATACCTATAGCGCGGAGCATCTGAGCTTCTGGTGTGTGCTTATTCGACAAGAGATGCGGCAAGCGGGGGGCTTGCTAGACGAAAGATACATCCACTACGCCTCGGACTATGCCTACTGCGACTTGGCAATAGAGCTAGGGTGGGGGGTCGCCTTGTGCAGCGACTTGGGGCTATCGCATCACATGGGAGGCTCTAGTGCTCCCCCGGGCTGGATGGGACACGACCTTAGGCTTTATGCGTTTAGGAGAGATCGGGAGAATGAGCCTACTCCGTACTTTCCAGAACGGGATATGCTTGCATTCGAGTCATTGCTCAAGTCGCTGAAACCAAGACGAGTTCTGGAGTGGGGCGCGGGACAGTCTACTGTGTATTGGCCCCCCAAGATTCCAAGCCTTGAACGCTGGGTGTCCGTTGAGCACAACTTCGTCTACTGGAATCGGTTTCGCGCTCGCGTAGTAGAATCGGTCGATTTGCGGCTACTAACTGGCGACGCCTACCTCCTACCCGAGGAGGGCCCAAGCTATGACCTTATCATAGTAGACGGGGAGAGAAGAGACGAATGCCTTCTCAGAGCACACGAGCTAATCAAACCAGGAGGAACAGTGGTATTGCACGACTGGGGACGAAGGCATTGCCAGGCAGCCATAGCGACCTATGCGAAACAGGAGATTCTCAGTCTGGGCGGCAGGCTAGACACGAACGGCGACATCACTCAGGGCCTGTTGATGTTGGAGGACGCATGACCGACAAAGCTTCGGTCGGAGTGGCAATCATAGCCCACAAGAGATGGCTAGTCTCGATGCGGTTGCTCGCCTCGTTGGAAGCAAGCACATCCCTGGACGGCGTTGCGTTTCATCTCTTCCAGGATGGGGCAGTGAACATTTTCAGCGGCGCGAGAACAGCGACCGATGAGGAGATAGGCCATTCGATTCGGGTCTTTGAGCAATCCAGTCTGCCATGCAAGGAAGTTCACGAACAAGAAGGGAACGTCGGTATCGGGATAATTCAGCTTCGCGCAACCGATTATTTGGCAGAGCACTATTCCCGAATCATCGTCATAGAGAACGACACGGCCATAAGCCCCTATTTCCTGGGCATGGCCCATCATCTGTTTGACGATCTGGAGAATCAACCAGCCACCTTCTCCTTCAATCCTGGCTTCCGACGGGGCTGTTCTCTGGGGGCGATCAAGGTGCACATGAGAGAACTCACGCCAGCATGGAACCATTGGAATTGCGAATGCTTCCTGGCCAAAAACTGGGCGCGGATTAGGCACCTGAGCACTTTTGAGCAGTACCACGAATTGATTCGCAACGTGGAATATCCTCATCGCATGAATCAGCAAATACGGGAACTGTTCGTCCGTGCGGGGTGGCGTGGTGAAACATCGACTACCCAAGATAACGCCAGAAACGTGGCCATCAATGAGATAGGGATGAAGCGCATGGTACTGGTCGTCAATCGGGCCATAAACACGGGTGTGGTTGGGCTGCACATTCATCCTGCGCTCTATCACAAGATGGGGTTCGGTGGGCAGACCCCCTATGTCTTTGAGAGCGACGCGACGAGAGAGGACTTCACATGGCTCTCAGCACAAACGAGCTAGCGCAACTACGCGCGATCGCAGGCGATTATTTGCCGGACACTTGTAGCATCGCGACGGTTGCTCGAACCAGTGATGCGATGGGGGGGTGGTCGCAAAAGTGGACGAACACTTACACGTTGGTCCCTTGCAGATTGGCCCCGGCCCGCGCCACACGGGACGAGACCTTGCGCGGAGAGCAAGTATCCGCCTATTCCCAGTGGGTGTTGACCGTGGCCTACAACCAAACGATAGACGAGACCATGCGGGTGATTCACGACAGCGAGACTTACGAGGTGCTTCGTTTGGAGGACACACATTCCTCGCGGACGGCGAAGAGGGCGTATCTGGTGAGACTAGACTAAAAAGGAGATGAACATGGCTAGAGACAGGATGATAGCAGGGAAGGAGTTTCTAGGCAAGCTAATCGATTCGGGGGTCATTCCATTGGAGACGCGTCGCGTGGTCATTGATGCACCCTGGGATGAGGTGGTGAAAGTCTATGTGACGCAAGTGGGAACAGAACGATTGCTTGAAGTGACGTCCACACTGGAAGGCATCAAGATTCAGGTCATGGGAGAGAAAGACTGATGCCTGAACTCATCAAAATAGTGATCGATGACAACAAGCTGGTCGCGATGATAAAGCAGACCAGGGGCAAGAAGCCTACGCGGATAATCGCCGATGGCGTGGAATATGGAAAACACGTTGAAATGGGCACAACGAGAATGGCTGCTCGCCCAGCGGCACGACCGGCGGCAGAGGCGGTGAGGCCGGGGCTCGCAAAGGCTTTCAAACAAGCGGGTTCAGACTTTGGCAAGGCCGAAATGATAGTAGAGAAGGGGGCGCGTGATATTGAGCGACTTTGGAAGCGAGACGCTGCCGTGGACACGGGGGCATATCGAGCAAGCATCCACGTGGTCAAAGGCGAGCAGGTGAAATGAACACTATGTGGTTAGATGACATGCATAACAGCGAAGCGAAGAACTTTCATGTCATACCTGACCCTGATTCTGATGGATGGTTAGTCATTGAAATGAATGATCAAGAGGCGTTTGACTGGGATCGGGAACACTATGGCGAATCAATTGCATTGCTCAATTGGCAGGAAATGCAACAAGAGTATCTGTTGAGAATTGAGGTTGGGGGCGAGGGTTAGCTGTGAACGCGATTGAAACTGGCCTATACACCGCGCTCAACGTCTCGGCGATAACTACGAAACTTGGTGGCTCCTACATCTATGATCCGGTCGCGCCGCCAGGACAGGCTAGACCCTATATCATCTTTACGCACGCGGGCGGGGGGCACGAGAACATCAACCCTTCCGACCTACAGAATCATGTGTACCTGGTGAAAGGAGTCGCGGATACGAAGAAGCTGGCTGGGGAAGTTCACGATCTGATTCTCGCCGCACTACACAAGCAAACCCTGACTGTAGCGGCGGGGGCCTATACCAACTTTTGGATGGCAGCGGAAGAGGAGGTGCGAATGGTTGAAGTGTTGGACGACGGCACGACCGTATTTCATTGTGGTTCATATTATCGGGTTCGAATAGACGGCTAGGAGACAGACATGGCAGGAATGACAGGGATTTCGGGATGGATCAAGTTTGGAAGCACGGTGCTGAGTACCGACTATCGAGCGTTCAACCCGGCCGAGACTGGTGATGTGGTGGATCAGAGCGGTGGGGCGGACACAGAACGAACGTATCTCACGACGCTCAAGGATGGCACTGCCTCAGCAAGCCTAGTGATACAGACTGGTGCTGGCACTCTCGTTTGGGCGGCAGTGGCCCCGTTGACCAGCGGTACACTCTGGTGGGCCGAGGAAGGTAGCTCGGCGGGCAAGCAGATACATTACGCATATGCTTATGTCACCGAGCGACGCAAGAGCATGGCCTATAGTGATCTGGCCGTGGCCGATGTTACCTGGCAGTTTTCCGGCGCGGTGTCCGATTCAGCATGTGGAGCATAGGGGGTTGCAATGGCAGGACACACAGGAACGGCTCTATTTCTGGACTTTGGCGGCACGGTACTGAATACCGACTTCCGCGCATTCAATCCAGCCGAGACTGGCGATGTGGTGGATCAGAGTGGCGGCGCGGATACGTCGCGAACATATCTCGCGACGCTCAAGGATGGTACTGCAACCGCGACCATCGTGGTTCAAGCGGGCGACACAAACACTTGGACAGCCATAGTTCCACTCACCAGCGGCACGCTCATGTGGGCTGAAGAGGGTAGCGGGGCGGGTACACAGGTACATACCGTTTGGGCCATTGTCACCGAGCGGCGCAAAAGTATGGCCTATGCCGATCTTATCGTGGCCGACATCAATTGGCAGTTTTCCAGCGCAGTAGTCGATACCAAGCTCTAGATCAGAAAAAGGAGAAACCATGCCCACTATCAATGGGAAAGAAATAGTCTTTCGCGAGCACTTCCCGGCCAAGGACTTTTGGGACTTGCCGGCCAAGATAGTACAACTCCATCGCATGAGAGGCGGGCAAGAAGAGTTTGACATGAAACTGGCTGTCCCACTACTTGTGCGCGTGATTGAGTCATGGGAGCACGAGAGCGACCCGGCCGACGAGGCCTCATATGGGGAATTGGATGTCCTGGGCGATTTGCTCCCCCTAGTTCAGTCGGTCACGGGGTTGCTCAATAGACTGGTCGGTAGTGTGGGGGAATAGGGAAAGAGGTCTATCTGGGGATTCGTTTCGGTAGACCTCTATCCTGGACATACTGGCGCTGGTGGCTGGCCGAGCGCATGGGCTGGACGCTTGAATACGTTGACGGGCTGTCAACGAAGGATGCGCTGGAGGGGTTAGACGTGTTGAAATCGCGAGACAAAGCAATTGCGGACGAGAGACACAAGGCCATGATGGGGAGACGAAGATAGCGTGGCCGAACAGATTGCATCACTTTTCGTGGCTATCGGCGCAAATCTAGCGGGCTTGAATGAGGGCTTGTCTCAGGCCCAAAACAAGCTGAAGACCGTTGGCGATCGCATGGGAAGCATCGGCAGGGGCTTGACTGCTGCCGTGACGTTGCCGCTCGTTGGCATTGGTGTAGCTTCGGTCAAGATGGCGGCGGACTTTGAGCAGCAGATGGCCCTGGCTCAGTTAGCTTTGCGCGACACCGGCATCTCGATGGAAACGGTCAGCGATTATGCCCTGAAAATGGGGGCCGACACCATCTTCAACGCCCAGGAGATGGCCCTGGCCCTGACTGGTTTGGGCAAGGCTGGTCTCAACTGGGAAGAGATAGCCGGGGACATGACTGGCAAGACGGGAGTTCTTGCGGCGGTCACAAACTTGGCGGCCGCCTCCGACTTGGGCCTAGCCGAAGCTGCCGATACCGTAGCCGTAGCCATGGCTACATTCAAACGGCCTGCTGAGGATGCTGTAGACATAGTGGATAGCTTGGTGATGGCGGCAGATGCGTCGGTAGCTGAGGTGGGCGATCTTGCCGATGGCTTGGCCAGCGCCGGCCCAGTTATGGCGAGCTTTGGTTGGGACATGGAGGACGTGGTCACGGCATTGGCTCTTTTGAGTGAAAGAGGAATCAGGGGAACCGACGCCGGAACCGCTCTTCGCAGCATGATGACCAATCTCATGCGGCCCACCGACCAAGTGAAAGACGCCCTGGGCCTGCTCAACGTCAATCTGTACGACTCCGAAAATCGCCTCAAGACGCTTCCCGAATTGCTCGGCGAACTCTCTGAGGCATTGACCATCGGCGCCAAGCGAACCTCGCAAATGTCTTCTATGACTGGGGAAGAAGAGACAGAACTCAAGCGATTACAGGGTCGCCACGATTCGCTTCGCAATTCAATCTCTGACTATCAAATGGGACTGAAGGGTACGACCTGGACTGAGGAAAAGCGGCGCGAGAAGGTTGCCGAATTGCAGGCAGAACTCACGAATCTTGAGCAGGCTATGGCTCCCCTCATCGCAAGTTCCCAGGAATATACCTTGGTCACCCAGGAGCTGACCGAGGAGCAACGCAACCAGCTCATCCAAACACTCGCGGGAACCTATGGAATGCGGGCCATGACCACGCTTCTGGAAGAGGGAACCGAAGGTTGGGAGAGCATGGAGAAGGGCATCGCGGATGGGGCCACTGCTGCTGAAGTAGCCGATGCCATGATGGACACTCTCACGGGAAGCATGGAGGAATTGAAGGGCAGCGTAGAAACCTTGGCGATTAAGTTTGGCGGAACTATGTCTCCTATTATCAAGGAGTTCGTGGACGAGAGACTCAGTCCATTGGTGGACGTGCTTGGAGAACTAGACGAGGAACAGATGGCCGGATTAGCCAAACTGGGATTAGTGATTGCGGGCATCGGTCCAGGACTTATCATTCTCGGTAAGTTGCCTATGCTTCTTGGTTTGTTGACCAGCCCGCTTGGTCTGGTTGCAATAGGGGCTGGCCTTCTTGGCACCGCGTGGTATATGAGCACTAACGAGGGGATAAACTTTCGGGCCGCACTTCGGGGACTTAGTGGAGACCTGAAAAAGAAAGAAGGGCTGACCGAACTTGGTATGTGGGTAGACAAGTTTGCCGATTTCCTGGATATATTGGAGAGACTCTGGATAAAGATTGGAGAGGTAGACAAATGGATGAAAACCTTCAAGAAAGAAGGCGTCGAACCCTCAATCATAACGGAACCCATGAAGCCTGCCATACCAGGAATGCCAACGGCAGAAGAAACATGGAAGGAATATAGCAAGGGATTCCTGGCAGAGGAATTCCGCACGTGGGCGGCGGGAGTCCTCGCATGGGGGGCGGACTGGCTAAAGACCAGTTTTGCGACGGGCTTGGAATTCGTTGTGGACTTGGTCACGCCAGAGGAAACGCAAGTATTTGCTGATGAAGAGGCATTCCAGGCGTATTTAGATCAAATGAAGCTTGAGGTGCCTGCGGGCATTTCTCTTCCAGAGGAACAAATAGATGAACAATTGGCGGTTATTCAGGACATTGCGACGGATCAGCCAATCGAGATTCCACTCAATCTCAAATCAGATACAGGCAAAATGAGAGAGGAGGGACGGAAGGCGGGTAGGGCTTGGAAAAGCGGGTTTGATGAGGCCACGGGCAGCACTACTGGGGGCGCGGCTGCTTGGCCTACTGGCGGCATCATGGACGAATTGTGGG